GGAGTTAGCGGTCAAGGTGAAGTCGCACAAGTTTTGGTCTGGGGACCAATTATTCCGGGGCAAGACTCAAATTGGCAAAATATTGATGAATCTCAAACAGCAGGCTGGTCAATTATTCCGGGGCAAGACTCAAATTGGCAGGCGATTGATGAAAGTCAAACGTCAAACTGGCAAAATATTGATGACAGCCAAACACCAAATTGGCAAGAGGTAGCATAAAATGGCAACGTATGTAAATGACCTTCGATTAAAAGAGATTTCCACAGGAGACGAATCGGGGACTTGGGGAACTTCCACAAATACAAACCTTGAACTAATTAGCGAGGCTTTAGGCTACGCCACCCAGCAGGTATTCGGTTCTGACGCAGACGCAACAACTACGATTGCGGATGGTGCTTCTGACCCAGCGCGCGCAATGTATTTTAAGATTACCTCTGCGGGAAGTTTGACTGCGACGAGAACTTGTACGATTGCGCCCAACACCATTTCTCGCGTGATGTTTATCGAGAACGCGACCACTGGATCGCAATCAATTGCGATCAGTCAAGGATCTGGTGCAAATGTCACGATTCTGAGCGGCAAGACAGCGATCATTTATTTGGACGGCGCAGGCTCTACTGCTGCGGTTTTTGACGCGATGGCGGGTGTTGACTCGAATTTAGCAGACGACAGTGTGACTACAGCAAAGATAGCCAATGACGCAGTCACAGCGGCTAAACTAGCTTCTGATGCAGTAGTAACGGCTTCTATCGTTGATGATAATGTAACACAAGCTAAAATAGCTGACGATGCTGTCGGCGCTGACCAATTAGCTTCTGATGCAGTAGTAACAGCCTCAATAGTAGATGATGCAGTAACAGCGGCTAAGATAGCTTCAGAGCCGATTTCAGTAGGTATTACGTCTGTTGTTACGGCTACGTCACTCACTGCTACCGTCAACACGCACGTCTATGTAAGTGCGGCTACACAGACTATTACACTTCCTGCTTCTCCAACAATAGGGCAAAGAGTCCTAATTACCGTTGGTAACTTCGCTGACACAGTAATAGGTAGAAATGGCAGCAACATAATGAGCAGTGGGACTGATTTCACAATGGATGCCGCTTATCTCTCAATTCAATTCATATATACAGACGCAACGCAAGGGTGGGTAATGTCATGAGTAATTTTACAGACTTTATAAGCAGTGGTGGTGGTGGTGGGTTGCCTGTAAACATAATATTAGGTTATTCACAAACATGGGTTCCACCTGTTGACGGCAACATCTGTATCCACGTTGTAGGCGCAGGAGGCGGTGGTCTTGGTACTGGTAATGATGGCCGTATAAAAGGAGGCGGTGCAGGAGGATATTGTAAAAAGAACTCTTTGGCTGTGACCACTGCTGGTTCATTCACTGTAGTAGTGGGTGCAGGTGGTGATGGGTATAACGCCGATAATCCAGGTGACGATGGGGGCAATACAACTGTCGCAGGCACAGGTTTAGCCTCTACGCTTACAGCTAATGGGGGCGATGGTGCTGTTTTTAGCGCTCACGGTGCTGGAGGCACTGCCTCTGGTGGAGACGTAAACAATACTGGGGGCTCAGGGGGTCTTTATGGCGGAGGAGCCGTAGGAATTACTGGAACAGGAAACTCTGCACTTGGGTCTCGCTCTGCACAGTTCGGCGCTCCTTGCGATGTTATAGGCCCAGAAAGCCTTATGGGTTACGGTTATATCTGTGGCGGTAGGGGTGGAGACTCCTATAATGTACAAACTTCGGCTTCAACGTCCGGTACGTCTCCTACTTCCCCTTCTAACGGAGGCTTTTTAGCGGGGGGCGGCATGCTCGGAATTGCGCAAAGCGGCAACCAACCAAATATTCATGGTGGCGCTGGCGGTATAGGCGGGGGTGGCGGTGCGTGCTGGAATAATTACTCACTGAATTCAACAGCTGGCGGTCAAGGCGGCAACGGTATCGTGATTATCCAGTACCTGCCAGCATAAGGAGAAGAATATGAAATATAATATTTTAGATGCCGCTGGTGGTAATGTAATCAACACCATCGTTTCAGACGCTGCGTTTGTTGAAGCTAACTTTGAATACTATGAAGAGTGGGTTGCTCCTACACCTACAGAACCTACAGCGGAAGAAACTGCTCGTCAGTGGAGAGATTCAGAACTAGCCGCTACTGATTACATTGTGCCTTTAACTGACCACCCACAACGCGCTGCCTACATGACGTATCGCCAAGCACTGCGCGACTGGCCATCAACAGACTCATTCCCTGATACTCGACCGGAGCTAGGAGAGTAGCATGGATAAGTTGAAGCAATTCTGGCGCAGTCGCTCAAACAGATGGCAAGTCTTTGGTGTAACCTTGGCGGCTCTACAAGTGTATGTCCTACAGCTTAACCTGTCTGCTGAGACTATCATGTTAGCCAGCACCCTGTTCGGAATGGGCGGTATCTTCTTCCGCTACCAAACAACACAATCAATGTCGGCGAAATAAAGAAACCTGTCGAAGTAGCTATGGACGCAATGGATGCAATCGGTACAATTTGGCCTATAGCGGTAGCGTTCGTTATGCTGGTAGTTGTGTTGGCTAAGATGCACGCCGACATAGAACAGATTAAGGAGAAGATCCGCACGCTGTTTGAGCTGTGGAATAACAGGAACAAATAGTGGCGGAGATTAACGAAGACACGACCGTTGAGATTCCGTTACGCAACCTTGTTGCTTTAGGTGCAGGTTTAGTGATGGCGACAACAGCGTACATTACTCTGGATACCCGAATTACGACAGTTGAGCATGGTATCGAAATCCAAGGCATGACTGTTCAGGAGAATGCAAAATTTGTTCGTGAATGGCCTTTAGGACTCAGGGGCGCATTGCCTGATGACCTAATTCAAAATGCCAAGATTATGGCGCTAGAAAGCCAGCAGGAAGAAATCCTTGCCCTGCGCCAACAGCTCAATGCAATTGAGATAAAATTAGGTAGACTAGACGGAACCACTGAAACTCAAGAAGATAAGATTGAAACGCTTTTTGAGCTGTGGAATAAAAAAGATTGACTAAAGCGGATCCAGGATAATGGCTCAAATTAGCTCAATATCAAGGGTAGGAACCAGCGAGCCTTTCGAGCTTCAAGTAGCTAGAGGGCAAATTGCTTGGCATTACGATGTCCATAAGTTCGGTTTTAATTCTGATATTGACGATAGCCTTGAAACGGTATGGACACAGGGTGGACTCTATTCTTATTTAGCAGCCGCCACACAGTTGTCCATATCGTCTTCTTCTGCTAATGATACCAGTGCTGGGACGGGCGCTCGAACGGTTACGTTGTCTGGCCTAGATACTGATTATAACGAAATTAGTGAAACTATAACTTTAAACGGCCAGACTGCCGTTACCACAACGAATTCTTACTTACGCATCTTCCGCATAGTGGTTAATTCTGCCGGTTCAGGCGGTGAAAATGCGGGGGTTATTTATGCAGGAACCGGTACAGTCACCGCAGGTGTACCAGCTAATAAATACGCGACGATTTCTATTGGGGACAATCAAACTTTGATGGCGTTTTGGACGGTTCCGGCTAACTACACGGCTTACTTGTTGCAAACCGATGTCACAGTAGCGACCACCCAAAACAACAAATACTGCACAGCGTCACTAGTTGCTCGGCCATACGGCGAAGTATTTCAGGTGAAAGATCGGTTTGTGAAAGCGGAAAACCAGACGACTTTGACCTATAGCGTACCGATCAAATTTGAGGAGAAAACCGATATTGAGTATCGAGCGATTGGCGACAGCTCGGGGGCTAATATTTCGATTAGCGCAGGTTTTGAAATCATATATATCTGGAATGGAAATAACTAATGGCTCAGACTCATGCAAGCAAGGCGTTACAAAAGATCGAAACACACGAACGGGAATGCGCCTTGAGATACGACTCAATCAAAGAACGGTTAGACTCTGGGTCTCAACGCTTTGATAAGTTAGAGCGTATGATATGGGGTATCTACCCCGTCATGATTACTTCGCTAATAGCCGTTGTTGGCTTGGTACTTACTCAATGAAATTTAACGCCATCAAAGGTCTTATCGGTACGCTGGCACCTACTATTGGTCAGGCGCTCGGTGGGCCTTTGGGTGGTGCTGCGGCACAAACGATAGCCTCAGTTCTGGGGTGTAAGCCTGATGAAAAGAGTATCGAACAGGCGGTTCAGGCTGCGTCACCAGAGCAGCTTGCAGAGATTAAGAAAGCGGAATTTGATTTTAAAGCGCGAATGAAGGAGCTAGACGTAGATGTTTTTAAACTTGAAACAGAAGATATCCAGAATGCGCGAATGGCTTTCAAAGGCGACTGGACGCCAAAATTTATTGCGGTTGCTTGCGTTTTGTTTTTCGGTGCCTACATCGCTTTGGTTACGTTACAGGCTCCCGATTCTACAGACAGTGGGATTGTTAATCTTGTGCTCGGTTACTTGGGTGGGATTGTCTCATCTATCATCAGCTTTTACTACGGGGCTTCCCACAAGCACGACGAATGATGCGGTTAATTAACATGTTAAAGCGGCACGAAGGCGTTAGAGATAAGGTCTATATGTGCTCCGCTGGTTACGAGACCATTGGCGTTGGTAGGAATATCAGTGAATCTGGTCTTGGCCTGTCTAACGATGAAATTGAATACCTGCTCAAGAACGACATTGAGCGATGCCGAAACGAGTTACTGGGTGAGTATGATTGGTTTAAAGACCTAGATAGCGTGCGCCAAGACGCGATGATTGACTTGTCATTTAACATTGGACAGACCAAACTTAGAACATTCGTCAAAGCTCTGGGCCATATGGCTACAGGTAACTACGAGGAAGCTGGACAAGAGTTTTACCGTAGTCGCTGGGCTGAACAGGTTGGCGACCGATCATTAGAAATTTGCCAGATGATCAGCTCTGGAGAGTATCAAAAGAGGTAAGTATGGCGCTACAACAATTTTTGTTTAGACCGGGAATAAACAAAGGAGGCACTAGCTTAACTGCAGAAGGAGGCTGGTTCGACGGTAATCTTGTT